TCCGGACGCAGCATCTTCCAGAATATGCTCCTCGATGCGGATGGACAGTGCCACCATCATCTCAAGCATGCTGCACGGAATACCGGTGAAAGCGTCCTGAACGTCCTGATACACGATATTTTGCGTCTGAGCAAACCGGTATCGCAGGTCGAGGCCGTCTTCTGCGCGAGCCCCATCCAGCTCACAAGACGGGGTAAAGTTCTGGTTGTATAAGAAAGTGAGCAGTCTGTGGAACGAAAGCCCCCTCGGCTCCCAGTCTCCACAGACCCGCTCATAAAGCCAGTCAAAATATCGACCGGCAATGTCTGTGTATATCATTCGTCCTCCTCATCCGGGTGCAGGTCACAGAAACTCTGGTTCACCTGCAGGATCTCGTAATCCTTGTGATAGTTGTGGTTTCGGACATGGATGGTGTTCGGCATGAACTCGCCGAAGTGCTTTAAGGCCTCATCACCGATGGCTCTGGAAATATCATCCTCATCCATCGGCTCGTCTTCGCCGTCGAATACCAGCTTGCCATCTGCGTAGAAGCTCAGAAAGCTGGTCTCATAATTCTCATCTGCGCCAAACTCATCCGGCTCGATGATCTCGATGGCCTGCTCCGGCTTCCGAATATCTTCCGGGTCGCTCTCGGTGCGGTAAGGTCCCATCGCCAGCTCAAATCCCTTCTGGTTTGCCTTTTTCTCGACCTCTTCGTCGAGATTGGCTTCCCGCTTTTCCCAGTGTGCCTTCAAGTCCTGCACCTCCTTCCTGTATTTTTCGTCATAAGCACGCCGCATCACCGTGTGCATAAAGTAAGCTCCGGCTGCAAAGCCAGCGCCAAAGAGCAAAATATCATGCATTGCGTTCTTCATCGGGTTCTCCTTTTACGGTCATCAGGGTGAATGCCAGCCCGCCAAAGAAAAGGGAGACGCTCATCAGAACGCCTCCCACAACATGGCGCTTGCGCTGGGTGTCGGTCAGATAGTCCAGAAACAGGAACACGTTTTCTAAACTGTCCATAGCAAAATATCCTTTCACTCAGCAAGAACAGCCAGACCGGAAGCAAAGCACACCCCGGCCATGACTGCGAATACATAAGAGAGTCTCTTTGCGATCCTTGCCATAACTATCCCTCCAAAATATCAGTCTCAGATCTTGTCGATGATGGGTCCGTCGCAGTTGAAGTGGAGTATCACAGAACGCTCGTCGCCGTTGATAAAGTCATTCAGAGCTTCATTGCCCGGAACATAGCAGTGCGTGCCGAGGCTAACACAGTTCTGTTTCGTCTCGTCCTTCGGGTCATAGATCCAGCCTGCGACCTGACCGACCGCCGTCCGGTGGCAGCCCTTGCCGTAGGGGTCCAGCATGTCGATGACTTCGTTCAGAAACAGATGCCCGTTCGTTCTGAGTTTGCGGTTCGCCGCGCTCTCTACATTCCGGATGGTCATGGCGTTCAGCATGGAGTCCTTCTCCCAGAGGCTGCAGCTCTCGTCAAAAATCATGGAGTACGGGTCATTGGCTTCCCGCGCAACATCTGCGTACTCCCGGATGACCTCCTCGGTGCCGTCCTCGTTCTTAGCCGTGGACTCCACTTCCACAGCCTTGATGTTGTGCTCCAGCTCGTGCTGCACACGGTCGCCGAAGCGCTCCGTAACACGGCCTTTGTACTCGTTGAAGGCCTTGTCGATGGCGATGTAGGCCGCAGTCAGACTTGCATTCCGCTTGCTCATAATGTGATGAGAGCCGAACATGCAGGCCAGCGAGATACCGCCCAGCGTCACCGCAGGGGCATAGACCTTTGCCAGCCATACGGCCGTGTGGACATAAGTGGCAGTAATATCTTTTTTCATATCATCTGCTGTGTAGGTCTCACCATCTTTCAGCTGCATTTCGCCGCTGTCCACCTGTGCTTTGGTAGTGTGGATAGTCTCGACCTGAGCGTTGTGCTCTGCGATGATCTCTTCCGCCTTGAGCGTTGCCTTGCAGGCCAGAACAGCCGCCGTGACGCCGCCGATGGCCGCACCAACGATCATGATGGTAGGGCTGGCCTTCTTGAGCTTGAACTTGCCCTTTGCCAGCATCTGGGTAGCCTTGAGCATCATTTCTTCTTTTTTCATAAAATATCAGTCCTTTCTGTTAAGTAAGAGGCACCGGTTTCGGGAACTCGATGCTGTACCCGCCGGGGACGTTCTTGATGTATGCACT